CGGGCCAGCTTCACCCACTGGGCCGGGGTCACCTTTAGGACCCGCGGGGCCAGCCGGGCCGGTTTTGCCCTGTGGCCCTTGCGGGCCAGCTTCACCCGCTGTACCGGGGTCACCTTTAGGACCCGCGGGGCCAGCCGGGCCGGTTTTACCCTGTGGCCCTTGCGGGCCAGCTTCACCCACTGGGCCGGGGTCACCTTTAGGACCCGCGGGGCCAGCCGGGCCGGTTTCACCCTGTGGCCCTTGCGGGCCAGCTTCACCCACTGGGCCGGGGTCACCTTTAGGGCCCGCGGGGCCAGCCGGGCCCGTTTTGCCAATATTCGGAATTTTAAAATCAAAATTCAAATTATCCGCATCGCCATTAACATTTACAACCGCTTCGCCCTCGTCGATAGTTTCGGTAGTCGTATTAATTTTAACGAATCCGAACAGGTTTTTCAACCTGCACCCAATAGCGTTTAGAATTTCTAAAATAGTAAGTTTTTCGCTGTTTACATTATTAGGCCAGTTGTTTTCACATGGTGAATCAAACACGCTATAAATATCTGGTTTAATATCTTTGCATGTCAAATTCACAAGAAAATCAGCAATATCATGAATAAACATTTATTTCACCTCTTATTTAATTGTGTATTAGATTGCGAATTCTTGTAATTGTTGGTTTTAGTACGCCGTTTTGGTTGTCATAAATCCACATTACAACGTCACCTGTATACTGCGCTATTGCACTAGCGCCCGGGATTCCTGCCGATTCCAAAACATTATAAACAATTTTGAAAAGGTCAAGTATTGCGGCCAGTTCATCACGTTTAGAATTACTGGCGGGGGTTTGTGAGGTCTGTACATATATGTTTTGTGTTTTATTAGTAATATAAGTGTTATTTTCTGCGTTGCTGCTACGGCCATATACACCCTTGCTATCCTGCAATACGATAAAGCCATAATTACTTGTAATGTTCGTGCCCCGCGGTGCAATAACATAAAAATTAGGTGCATTAGCTTCTATACGTACATCAGAGGTAATATTAAGGGGTGCGTTATTATATCCTCTGATTGCATCATAGCTAAATTCCCGGTAACTTTCAGTTGTGTTTTGTAATCCACTATGTAAAAATATATGCTGGTTGTTAAAAATATCTAATCTGCCACTATTAACAGTAAACCGTGCTTGACTTCCTGCATATTGTAAGAATCTAGTTCTTTCTATAATTGTTCTATCATTACTGTTAGGGTCACTAGCATTTTCTATATAAATTCCGCCTTGTCTTAGTCTTGTAAGTGCTCCTGTGGTTTGATTTTCCGTTTTAATTGTAATGCCGCCATAAGATTCAATACTATTAACAAAGTTATTATATCCTGTAATTCTATAGCGGGGGTCTTCGCCGCCAATATTAGAAAAGGTTGTGCGCCCGTTATATTTATAAGATGTATAATAGTTTGTGGTTGCATATTGATCGAGTTTATGTACTGCAAGATTACCATCATTATAAATACGAATATTGCCATTTTGCCAAATCGCGGCATTTATAATATTATTTGTGCGCCAATATGTAGAGGTTTCAAAATAAACTTTACCGGACTTAAACGTCCATCCATTAGTCGCAATATATGTGCCGGTAAATACCCACGGACTGTTAGTATCGTTATTTGCAAATTGTGAATAACTAATAGTGCGATTTAGCCCGCTATTACCATATTCATAACCTCTAAACGCAATAACGCTATTAATTTTGTTACTAGACTGGTATAGATTTAATGCAAAATTCTTATCAGTTGCAAGCGTTGCAATCGTTTTATTTTCTGTGTTGATAAAAAACATATTGCCGTTTAGTTTGATATAGCCGCGTTTTGTATCGGCGGTTTGGCCAATAGTAACTATTACGCCATCGCCAAAATTAAATTTAAGTGCCCCGCTCATTGTGTCGCCGGATTTTAGTACAAAATTATCTTGTATCCATTCTTTTGTTGCGCCGGTGCTAATTTCAGACAATTCGAACTTTGTAATAATCTCTATAGGATACCATGCACCAGCATTTCTGTATTCCTGTAATGTTATTGCACCGTTAGTTAATTCCACTCTATAATCGCGGTCAAATGAAAAATAATAGGTAATCGAATTATCTAACGTATATGTGTTTGCAAATCCTTCATATATGCCGCCATCGTCAAAGGTAACTTTTATTTCTTTTGCCATAATTAACACCAAATTCCCATAAACAAATCTTCACAGTCATTATAGATATTGTCTAAAATATTGCGCTGTGCTTCATAGTACATTCTTAACATTTCGGACTTGTTACCACGGGTATTATTTGCAGTGCGTTTTTCCGTTTCATTGCCTGCGTTAGTTTCAGCCCGGGTTGTGCTACTTTTTCCGCTATTTGTGCCCGCGGTTTCGTCAGTGCCGTTTACAGTGCTTTTGCTTTCTGTATGACCCTTTCCCGCGCTTGACATATAAGAATCATCGTTAAAATTAGCCAAATTGCCCTGCGGTAAATCGCTTTGCTGGTTGCTATCATCGGCGGTACTTTGGGTTGTGCTTGTGGTATTACCTTTAGTAGTGCTGCTCCCGCTAGTTTCGGTTGTGTCAGTGCCGTTAGTTGTTCCCGTTCTTTCTCTGGTTATACTTTCGTCGATAATCTCATTATAAAACGGGTCAAAATCTTTTGCATTAACGGCCAGCAATTTATTATAGTACGGCATAATCGTATTTAGTTTATCTTCAAGCCGTAGCATAAAATAATCAATCGTTTCAAGGCCGATTTCCCGCATATAGAAATGGCGTAAAAAATTTTGTTCAAATTCTGCCAGTTTTGTTTCATCATAAAATGGAAAATTAAAATTGAAAAATAAAGGTGCGGCTTCGGTAATAACTGTACTAATAGGGGTTGTTTTGCCCGTTAGCATTTCACAAATCAATCTTATTGTCGTCGTAAAGTTCGCCATCTGTCAAACCCCCATTTTCCATAATTTGTGAAAGTTGTAAATCACTACGGAACTTAACGTCTATGTTAGTTCCATATATTTTATTAAATTCTTTGCAGAACTGTTTACGACTTGCCAATGGGCTTTGGCGCATACTTTCCGTTTCGCCCATGTTTGCGGTCAGTTCTTCGGTAACTTGCCGTTCTGCTTTTTCACTTGTGTTTGCTTCAATGCCTAAATAGGTAAGGGCTTCCTGGTATACTTGCCGTTTCAACGTCTGCATTTTATCGGCAACAAATGGCGGCTTCAAGTCCATAACGTTAATAGGCTTCTCGCCGTTCAGTCCATAAAATTTAGTAGTAATAATTGCAGGTTCGAAATTATCCACCTGTTTAAACATATTAGCGACGGTTAAGCGCTGGTTTTCACCGCAACTAATAATATATGGCGTTTTCTGTACATTGATATTAACATCTATTGTACGGTCAATTTTTGTAAGTTTCCGGGCAAAATATAAAACGGCAGGCAGGTCTGGGCAACGGCTATAATTAGCATATAATAAAGCCGCATCTGCTCTTGTCGGCTCTTGTCCTAATGTAATTGTATACGGGGTCAAATTCTGGGCCATGTAACCGTTATAGCCGTAAGCGTTTACTTTAGCGGGATAACCGAAAATATCCAATACACTGTTATTAGTGCAAGGCATAATCAAAAAACTGTTTAGTGCAGTATCTTTATAACCTACCATAAAGCCGTTAAAGAATAGCACTTGTTCAATAAATTTTTCGTTGCAAGTATCCGGCAAATTTAGCCATTCAAAACGGCTAATAGCGATATTATATAGTCGGTTAAACCATGTACTATAAGTAACGCTAGTAAAATATTTTGCGTTTTCAATCCACGGGGGCCTCTGCATTTTTAACACCTCTTTTAAAGACTGTTGTTCAAGCTATAATTGCCAACATCGTTTGTATGCCAAAATGTAACACCATTATTTAGCATTGCTTTTAATGCCGTTTCTGCATATTCTGGGATATTACCGCTAACTTGTGCGCCGATTGTTTTAACATAGTTCCACGAGGGCCGCCCGGTAATATTCGGGGTTTTGATTCGGCAAACTTTGTAACCAAACGCGGTAAAATATTCGTCAATGATTCTTGCATATTCTGGTAAAATCTGCTTAGAAACAATTCTAATAATTAACTGTGTATCATAGGCAAGTTGCGCTACGCTCTGTGTACCTGCTACTGTTTGTGAATTTAAAGAGTGTGTGCGTAAATCCATAATATTTTGACCAATCGCAACGCCCACAGAAATTGCTTCTCCTGCATTGCCTGTTGCGGCACTTGCACCAATGTTTACAACCTGTCCAATTAAGCCTACTGCTAATTGTGGGCCATACTGCACAAGATAATTTTGAAATTGGTTTGCGCCAAAACTCGCAGTAGGATACGCGCCGGTTGGGATTGAATGCTCAAGAGCAAAACTAGCGCCTGAACTTTCTTCTTTTTCATACCCTACGGGATAAATATAACTACTGCCGCCCGCGTATTTAGGCAATTTCAAGTGAAATCCTACAACCCTATCTGTAAACCATTCGTAACGGTACGGCGTTTCGCTACCGGCCATTACAAGCGTTAAATAATTATAGGGATAACAAAATAACTTATTATTTTTAGGAACATACCCGCCAAAATTGACAGGGCTTGCAATAGTATAAGTTTGACCACTTGCGGCACTGCTCTCATCAGTAAGCGCAAACATAGAAATAAGGCTTTCTAGTTTACCCTTGCGAGTGTAAAGTTCAACCACTCTATTTGCCTGTGCTCTATCAGTAAGAGGGATTTTATAATAGCCGGAAACTTCATTATTTTCCGCCCCCGGGGCAATAGCTGTAAACCCATCTTGCGTCAATTCTTTAAAAATTTGCGTTGCGTACATGTACCATTTATGCGGGATATAATTGTTACTGCTTGCCACGTTTACGGGGTCTCCCATTACGACGTTTTCAGGCACAGTGTTAGCACCGATTGTATCCTCATTTACGTGTTCCCGTTCAACATACGACGGATTAACAGTAGTATCATAAAACCACGTTTGGAAAATATCATAATCGAAACTAATCAAACAGGTATTATCTGCTAAATAAACTACATCAGTAATAAAACCATAAAACCATTTATTCGAATATCCTGTATTCTTCCATGCAATATAGTTACAGTCTCGGTACTGGTCAGCCATGCCATCAACGCGAATTTGCTTTGATTTGCTAATATAACTGTATTGTGTTTTAGTGTAGGCGGCTTTACTTATAATATATGTATTTGCCGCGTTTGCACTTGCAAATAATCTAACATGGGAATAATCGCTATTCCACGGAATACCACGGCAAATATATAAACTGGTATTTTGCGTCATTGTTTCCACCTCATTGTAAATATAGAGAATTGCGGGAATTGCACCCGCTTGTACTTTTATTCTCATAAAGGCCCGGTTTCCCGGGCCAGTTATTAGGAAACTGCAATAGCGGCAGTGCCCGTCTTTTTCGGGTCAAATACGCTAGTTGCAGTAACGGTATAATTGCCACGTGCATTTGCACCAAAGGCGATAAATCCGGTGTTTTCGTCGATTGTTACGTTTGTAGTCGGCGAGATAGAGAATTTAGCACCCTTGTTTGCAAAATCAGTACCTCTAACAGTTGCAACCGCAACAAGTCTATCCTGCGCTTTTGCCGTGCTTGCAACATTAACGGTAACGGCAGTAATAGACGGGGTCATGGTAGTAAAACCAACAATAGGCGCGAACGGCGACGCGGAATAAATGCGCCAAACGTGGTTGAATTCATTCCAATACAGCAGGGCCGCATTGTACTGTTCCGTAAACTGGTTCAGTACGTCGTACACTTGGAACCAGTCACGGCTCATAACCACGATACCAACCGTGTTAAGTGCGGTCAAGTTGTCTTCGCTCGGCTTCGTATATGTGGGGTCTTTTGCAAGCAATTCATCAAGGCGGGCAAGTTCACCAGCATTAAAGCTAAACGAATCCACAAGTACGCGCTGGCCCATGAACTGAACTTTATCCATATTGAATGCACTAGCCAGTACGTCAACGTCAATACTCGCTTCATAATCTGCGGTCATGACAACGAAAATATCAGACGGCGACGGAATAAAGGTATTCACGCCAGCAATGTTATATTCTTTGCTCATGAACTGCAATTTGCCAGTAATGCCCTTAACCTTTTTAACTGCCGCTTTGCCGCTTGCTTCATCGTCTACCGCGTCAATAGTCGTCATTTTTACATTGCCCGGAATGAGACTCTGTGCAATGATGTATTTCATCATGATATATTCATCATATGCCTCGCCAGAATAAAGACTGTTGACAATACGGGCGATAAGGTCAGTTACACCATCAATGGAAAGAAAAGCCTGCCGCAAATTCTGTTCACTAACAGTTGCCTTATAATACGTCTGCATGTTCAACGCATGAAACGCGGATTTAATATCAGGGTTTTCACGTTTAAACGCCTGTTCAGTTTCGTTCGTGCTATTCCAGTCATAGGAATTAGCTTTAGCAATATCAACGAAAATTTCTTCAATAGTTTCGCCATATTCCAAAAGACCCTTTTTGGCAAACGCGAGCGGGTTAGAGTACAACTTACTGGTGACGACCACACGGGCAATACGATTGACCAGCGCGGACACAAACTCATTCATGCGGGGCTGAAATGCAAGAATCTGTTCACCAACAGTACGGATACTTTCCGTAGTGGCCTTTGCCTGTGGTACTGCCTGATAATATTCTGCGCTTGCATTATCTCGGATAGCATTAAGGATACCAACGCTGTTTGCATTAAGCTGGGATACAGTAGGTTTAATCGGCATAATAAAACACTCCTTTTATTTAAATAAAGAATTAAAAGTTACACGTTCGGGCGGGTCGTTTTCGGGTGGTTTGGGCGGGTCTGTCAGGCCGGGGACTGCACCTAAAAAGCGCTCAACGTATTGCTTACGTAATGCACTTTCATTTTCCACGGCGGCAACGCGGGCCGCTTCACGGTTGTTACTTTCTGTAATAATTGCGTCGTTTTCGTCTAGCAATCGTGCGGCAAGCTGGCCCTGTGTTTCAGCGTCCGCCCCTGCAAATTCTGTCAAGACTGCTTGCATTTCTTCACGTGTCATTTTTCTTTCACCTCACTTTTAATCTGTAGTTCATTTGCAAGTGCAACAAATTTTTCTTTATCTCCTGCACTAATATTATCAGCGGTAAAGCTGTAAAGTTTTGCCGCGCTTGCCTGTTTCGGATAACCGTTAAGCCCTACACGCTTAATAATATCGGGATAGTCTCGGCGCATGTAGTTTTGGTCACAGGCCGTACTGTATACGCCGTCAACATGAACATGTGTAAGATAGTTCGTACTACCGCCATACTGCCATATACCCCAATCTTTTACATACTGCGGGCCATTCTTATTATAACGTGCAACCCATTTATCATAGGCGTTTAGCATATTTACATCAAGTCTAGACTTAAAGCCGCTAATGTCACTAGCGTAAATCATTACATAATAGCCAGCATTTTCAAGATATTTGCAAAAGGCAATTGCGTTTTTGCTGGTTGCGGTTCTGTATCCATCGGGGCTTAGTTCAATATCACAGGCAATAGGCAAATCAAACTTTTTGCCCTTAATGAGTCTCAAAAAGTACGCGGCTTCTTTTGCGCCCCGGCCCGCTTGATGAAACAAACCGGATGTATAAAAGTAAGTGCCCACGTGCATGCCAGCACTTACAGCATCGGCATAAAACCGCTCAAAACATTCGTCAGGGTACAAGTAACCGTTTTTATTACCGAACCCCGCGCGAATCATCACGCCTGTAAATCCAGCTTTCTTGACTTTTTCAAAATCAATTTTCTGTTGCCACTTGCTAACATCAATGATTCTTTCCATATTTATCATCCTTTTCTTGCTTTACCTTTTCGAATACATCAGAAAGAGGGCCAATTAAATCGGGGTTGATTTCACCGATATTTTCGACAATGCTTGACAGTTCCATTACAATAATATACAATGTAATAAAACTAATAAAAGGAAAGTCGATTGCAATACCAATCATCGGCAAACCCAACTGCAAATAAAACATGACGGCAACAGCGGCAATCTCTGCAAGTTTATGATAAAGCCCTTGCCGCATTACCTCGCTTTTGTACTCATGCCTGTAACATGCTTTGATAATGCCTGTCAGATAATCCGCAATAATTGCAATCATGATTAAAGTTAACTGTGCTACTTTGATGTTCATTTTAATCACCTCTTTACTTTACTATACATTATAATTTAGTATTTGTCAATAGATTTAACCGTGAATTTTAAATGTTGTGTCTACCAAAACAGTACCGCCCGGAACAACCTTTGTTGTTAATTTTCCGTCAAATACTGCCCCGTATTCAAAAGAGTCTATACTTACTTTCTGTTTTACACTTTTTGTCATTCCTGCGCCTGTAACTGTCCAGTCGTTTAATATGAATGTTTCGCCGCGTCCTGTTATCATTTCTTCCATATATAATTTAGTTCTTAGATATTTTGCTTGTGTAAATGTGTTTTCATGCTTAAAAGCGCCTAGTCTGTAATCGTCAACATCAAGACCCGGCACGTCATAATCACCCAAAACATGCAAACTATCCGTATCCGCATACATGAAACGGTCATAGCATGACTGCGCGGCCCGAATAATAACGTCTCTTGCGTATGCGGTGCAGAAACAACCGACGGGAATATAAACAGGCTCGCGGTTTTCAATCTCGCCCGGTAAATATGCTAATCTGTTATCTTTTAATGTGGGCCATCGACTCGCGCATATAGGGTTAGTCGCCATCTTACCATAAAAGCTATTAAGCATTAGTTTTGCTAGTTGATAACGTGCATAATTCTTTTCTTGTTTTGCTTGCTGTTTCTGTTTATAAAAGTAATCTATATATGTGTCAAATAGCTTTTCACCCGCTTTATACATGTAACCATCAATCGGACGATAATTGTAAACGTCGTACTGGTCAAAAAATAACGCCAAATCGACGCTAGTTAATGTTAGCGGTACACTGTCATTAAGACTTTCTGTAACATATTCAGTAGGAATATAACCCGCTGTATTTTTCATTTGTATTGTTGGTAAGTGGTCAGGTTTTAGTTTAAAACCGCAATAAAACCGTTGAAAATAGAGAGGATATTTATCATTCTTTTGATATTGGCCAGTAAAATAAACAGGTTCTCCATACGGATAAACGTGTGGTGAATGTAGTGCAAAAGGATATAGACTGTTTACATCATATACGCGCCCCGCACCAACTAACTTATTTTTGTAATGCGGGGCAACATAGGTAAAGCCACCTCTGTATGCTTTACGTAAATAAGCGTCATTTTCGGGAATAGGAAAAGTATTTCTAAATCCTTTTTTACCGCCCATGCACTTATCAACATAAAAATTAAAAGCGTTACTACCTGCTGTTATTTTCTTGTATCCGTCGTCGAATGTAGATTTTAAAGCTATTGCAACAATTAGTGCGTCATTTGTAATATACTCTTTTTCTTCTTTGGTTAATTCGTGTCCCGGTTCTCGGTATGCTTTATAATCAATATGCAGTTTTTGTACTGGTAATTTCCAGCCCTTTGCAATTGCATCAACACTGTATGGTAATATTTTTAAACTGTCAATTATTTCGCATTTTGACTTTGGGCCAAAACATAAACACATTGTATAATAAAAACCCTTATCACTTATTAACGTATTAAATTCGCACGTTTGCAATTCTTTCTTTTCTTTGTTTAACGACCAGCCATTTTTTAATAGATAATCTAGTATAAATGTGCCGTCAAACTTTAAGTTATGAAAATAGCATTTCCTATTATGCCCCCATAAAAAGTCTATAAATGTACTTATACTATTTCCATATTCGCGTTTTGTATTATCATATATGTTTATAGCAACCCACGCCCAAACGCGGCAGTCGTCGGGGTCTGTTGTCGTTTCAAAATCGCACGACCAAATATTGCTTGTACGCATGGTTTAAATCTCATCTGGCAAATTATCAGAATAAATAATCATTTGTAATGCATTTGCAATTGCATTGCTTTTTGCCTGTGCGCCTATTCCGGGGTCATATAGATAGTCAAGGTCAAATAATGAAGGGTATTCTTCAATCAGTGGTTCCCATTCTTCATTGCTTAACTTTGCCAATGCATCATAAACTAAGGGGCCATTTGAAACACTAAAACAACCAACCTTTACAAATGCGGCTAAATAATGATCAAGGCGCAAAATAGGGGCTTCTGCTTGCCCATACTGTTCATAATAACGCTGTTCACGTTCATATCTGCTTTGTACTTTTCCCAAAATTTCACGATTAGGAATATTGCTGATTTTTGTTGGTTTTGCTTTTAATTCTTCAATACCGGGGATAATTTTATTGATTAACTCTTGATTGCTTGCCGTTGTTTTCTGTGCTTCTAACTTTGCAATTTCTTTTTTGTAACGTTGCCTTGCCGCTCTGTCTAGTCTGCTAAGGGTGCGCCGTTCACCTTTTGTTGTAACAAATCTAAAGCCCTTAACTTTTGCACTTTCAAAGTCCGCAATTTTCTTATAATCATTTAATCGTTTAATTTGTTGCCTCAATTGAGCGGTATTTTCGCTTTGGGCTTTTAATTCTTGAACAGTTATTTTTGCCGCAACTGTTTTACCACCCGATTTTATATAGCGCGTTCGCATCTGGTTATATCTGCTTACTGCAATAGACAATTCCTTTTCAGATAGTTTACTAAATTTACGAGCCATTATAGCACCACCCTAATAAAATAGGGCGGTAAACTTGTAATTAATAAGACAAGTTTACCGCCCTTTCTATTTATATTGCTTTATGCAATAGTAATGGTCAACACCTGATTCTTGCCACTGGTAACAAGCACCGGGACAATGGTAATAGGTTTGTCCCACGTATCGGGCAAACCGTACATACTAACAATGCGCTTAATACTATTGTAAGCGCCCATAGAACAGCAACCGTAACTCTTGCCCTCCTTATCAAATATAATCATGCGCGGTGATAACTGCATCTTACCCTCAATGGGTCGACCGTCGTCATCCTTTGCTTCAAACTCTACAGGCTCAATGTAAAGGCCTGTCATTTCAATAGGCATATTGATACATTCACGCAACGACGCATCGGCGCGGTTAGTTGCGTTAAAAATCTTCTTTTTTTCCTCGTCGGTGTTCATGGAGAGACTGCAATAGCAGCCACCAAAAATGCTACTTTCCATCATAGATGCTGGCGTTTCTTTGGGTACAAGATTCTGATTAAACATAGTGAATTCTTCCTTTCTTTACTGGCTAATTTCGGTAATGTTTGCGTACTGGTTTACGATTGCATCGGGAATTTCAATATTACATTTAAGATAGCTTACGGACTGAATAACACCATAACCAGTCAATTTGCTTTTAGCAATTCGCCCGGCAATAATGTCTACACTTTCAATCCAATTCCCGTCTTCCTGCTTCTCCAAAAAATTTACCTTGGTACAGATTTTCTTGAATTTCATTGTGCTGTTCTCCTTTCGTTTATATTCGAAGTTTCTCTCAACCTCTATATATATTATAATATAAATAAGGTAGAAGTCAATAGGTTTTTTTCAAAATTATTAAAAATTGCAAATTCTGGCAATGTCATAAAACATGTCTTTTATTGCTAGACTTTCATAGAATAGGCAACCTGTGTTATATGCAAATTTAGTTAATTCGCCATGATAGCCACGGCAGAACATTTTGCCTGTTAATAGATTAGGTTTCATATTCTCGGTTGAAAATGTGTAACTACATGGGCAATTCGGGTTATACTTTGTACTAACAAATAAGCCCCCGCTTTTAAAATTCACCCATACACCGTAAGTTTTGCCATCGTACACAAAAGTATAGATTAAATCACCTTTGGGAAAGTCTTTTACAACAAAGTCAAAATTATCTAATAAAAAATCATTTTCAAAAGCATGTTTTGCATACGCACTATTTGCCATAATTTGGCCAAACTCGGTTGATTTTGCATGGGCGGTAAATTCCTCGTCGTTAATATGCAAAGCGTAAATGTTTTTATTTTTGAATTCACCTTTACTATTTAACTGTACATGGAAAAAATTATAGTAAGGGTTACTACTTGCAAAAGAGTTACCTATAAAAATTACCGGTACACGTTTTCTATTTGGGTCAGACGGACGCGCCAACGTATCATATAACCGGGCAAATTCTTCCGGCTCATTCTTCAAATAGCGTTTGCCTTTGCGTGGGTCAAGAAATATTTCCTCAAAAATCATATAACGCAAATTTGGCAGGTTCACGCCCTGTATTCCCGCATCGGTTGACAAACTGAAAAAATGACAAATAGGCTTAAACCCGTCGTCTGTTTCAATCCCCGCCATATTAGAGCGGTATTTTATATCAAGATTATAATTAAACTTTGTGTTAATATCGTCAAAATACTTTTTGTATGCTTTTTGCGTTTCTGTTTTGGTACGACGAATAACGCAAAATTCGGATGTATTATCCTTCAAAAATAGGTTTAAACCATAATTGCGACAACCTGTAGTTTTGCCGTCGCCCTTTGGGCCTGTTACAAAATTAAATAGCCTTTGTTTGTTTAATATGTCTGTTGGGTCAAACCATGCCATTTAAAATCGCCTACTTTCTAAATAAATTTTCGCACTTTCTTTTGTTAATTGTAGATGCCTACAAAGAAAATAGCAAGGCATTTGTTGACAAGTTTTCCTCCATTCATCTAATGGGCACTCAAAATTTTCTAACCAATTTTTACAAGCATTATAAAGATTTTCTGTCAACTCTTTGTTCTTATCCATTTTTGCACCTCATAAAACAAATAGAGGTACACGCAACAACCGAACGGGAGTAACTAGCTCATGCGCGATAGCTCTAATTAAAGAGTAGTTCCTATCAACGCGCGGTTCATTTGATGCCGTGCCCTCTATACTTATATTATATCATGCTATTTTGCTATTGTCAATAAATGAACATAAACTTCTAATTTATAGTTTATACCTCTGCACCATTTGTCCATAACTTAGCCCTAACGCGCTTGCTTTACGGTTAATTTCTTCAACGGCCGCTTCTGTATGAGGCTTCTTTGAAGATTTGTACGAGCATATCCGGCAATAATCACAATATAACTGATTAACTTTTAATGGCTCAAAAGGTAACCCACATAACCGACAATACTTAACCATGACAAAACCTCCAGCAAGAAATATAAAGATATAAAAACGATAAGAAAATTACAATAGCATAAAGTGCATATTGATTACACCGTACAAACCCCGTAATATCAGCACTTATAATTAAAGCAAATATTTCATAAGCAATAATAGCAAAAACAGCAATAATTAATAATAGCAATGAAGTGCACCATCCTTTATACACATGAAGGTTACTGTCTTGCGGCCATAATAGTTAATATTTTTCTGGCTTATTAACCTTGCTACATTGTCTTTTGTTGACACTGCATAGAGGTTATTAAAGCGGCTTAATAAATGCCATGCATTATATAGAATCATTGTCTACCACCTTTGCTAATTCATAAAGTTTTTCGCAAAGTTCTTTATATTTACACTTATTACATTCAGACGTATCTGGACATTCAGACTTACTTGGACATTCACTTACGCGGAATGTTTCAACTAAATATTTGCTCATTGCCTCTACACTTGCCATATTAGGTCTTTCTTCTTTATTCATTTTTGTTTCTTTCCTTTCTGTTGTGATTGTGTAAGTTTCTTTAACTGAGCCCATTGTACCACAATGCGCGGTAAATGTCAAGGAATATTTGCAAATAAAGTTGAGATTTTCATAGTACCATTTATGGTACTGTAAAGTAATGGTTAATAGATTCAAGTAAAGGATGACACCGGCATGGCAGCGGGCCGCACCCTG